GAAGGGAACTATCAGAACAAGAGTTTCAATGCTTCTATGAAAGGGCAGTAAACAAATACCCTTTTGCAGATATAGCATTCAATTTAAGAATATCAGAATCGGCTTGTAAGACTTACTATAATCGAGCATTAAAAAAACTATCTAAACAAGCCACTTTGTTAACCCATCTATTAAGAAGAAAATGAATAAGTTAGATAAAGCATATAATCAGCTAAAAGAACTATCTAATAATTCAGATTACCACCATTACCTACATAACAAGTATTACTCTTATAAACAGCAACTAAAGACCATTAATAATAAACTGGATAAAGAAATGGCACATATCCAGGACAACAGAACACCTGAACAACACTTTATGGATATATGTAGGGGTTGGCTAGTAGAAGATGTATTTACTTATCTATTCTCTTTGCCACCATATAAAGAACTAACTGCGACCTTTGATAATCATGATCAAGATAGAGTCATAAGGGTAATGAGAAGGGAAATAACTGCAGCACCAGACTTTAAAATAACCTATAGGAACAAAACCATAAAGATAGAAGTACAATCCTTATTTGCTGATATACCCTTTTTCCATATCAAAGAACATAAAGCAAAAAAGCTAACCCATAGAAACAGTTTCCTGATTCAATTCAATATACCACATAAGCAGATAGTAGTCTTTGAGCCACATCAAATAGAATTAGGTACATATAAACTAATAGAAGACTTTAGTACCGATACCATAAAGAAGTATGGCTATAAATATATCATAGATGACTTACCTGAAGAAATGATAGTATCAAACTTCGTCGACAAATTGCCTAAAAAAATAATTTCACTTTTTTCTTGACATTGGCAATAGAACCCCCTATATTATAGTGTTAATTAAATAAAGGAGATTAAAATGGAATTTAAAAAAGATATATTTTTAGCAGATTCAGTAGTTGGAGAACATAATGCTAATAATGTTTGGTTTAAAGCTATAGGTACAAACAGATTAGATGAAAACACAATGATTGAAAAAACTGGTAGAAACGAATTTTTCTTATTACAATTCGGTAATAGAAAAAGTTTTGAAAAAGTTTTTACAAAATTTGAAGATGCAGTTGAATTTGCTAATAATAATTTGTAATACCTCTTAATATCAGTTAAGTCAGAAAGCCCCTCAATCGAGGGGTTTTTTGTAGTCCTCAAAAAAAAATCTTTCTCAACAATATCAACACTTACAAGCATTTAGAACTCTTAGATAAGGGTTTCTTGTAGTCTTTTCCCCTATATAGTAGAAGGGTAACACCTTCCCTTTCGTTTTAATAACGAACACATAACCTTCAAATAGTGGGGTGATTAGTTTGGCTGCAGCTAAAACAACAGTCGCTGTAAAACAGCAAAAGAACAGCGATAAAAAGAATAAACATTTGGTTAAACACCAATGGAAAAAAGGACAATCAGGTAATCCTAATGGACGACCTAAATCTGGTTTTGCCTTGAACGAATATATCACCGATTTAGCTAATGTAGAGTTAGAAGATAAAAAGACTATGTTAGAAGCTGTTGTAGGTAAAGTATATGAAGAAGCATTAGATGGTAATATGAGTGCGATTAACTTCCTGGCAGATAGAATCTTGGGTAAACCAAGTCAAAGCATAGGAATAAAAGATGTTTCAGATGAACCAATTAAGGTATTTGATATAGATGGACTGGACGATTGATGCTACCAGGAAAGCAATCCTGCAAGATCAAACACGATATAAAATCTTATCCTGTGGAAGAAGGTGGGGAAAATCTTACTTCTCTATTTTATTTTTGTTATCTAAGCCTTTTAAAGCTAACGAAAGAAGGTGGATTGTTTTTCCAACATATAGACAAGCTAAAATGGTATCTTGGTCAATACTCAAAGACATCTTTGCACATAAAGAAGTCAGTATCAATGAAACTGAGCTTTCTATTACACTTGACAATGGAGCAAAGGTTGAACTCAAAGGAGCAGACAAACCTGACTCACTTAGAGGAGTATCCACAACAATGGTAGTGCTTGATGAGTACAGTTATATGAAAGAAAATGTTTGGGGAGAAATTATACAGCCGACTTTAGCAGAAACTAAAGGTTCGGCTTTATTTGTAGGAACTCCAACTGGGGTTCAGAATCACTTTTATGATTTATTTGTTAAAGGGCAATCACAGAATAGTGATTATAAGTCCTGGCAGTTTACCACATTAGATGGTGGATTTATTTCTGAATCAGAAGTAGAAAATGCAAAAAAGAATTTAGATAAGAGAACTTTTGAACAAGAATATCTTGCAAGTTTTCTTACAGCTGCAAATAGAGCAGCATACAATTTTAGTAGAGATGTACATTGTAGAGTAATGGAGAAATCTCCAAGAATGTTCTGGGGAATTGACTTTGGGGTAGCATCTTATATGACTGCCTTATTAATGTGTGAGAATACTGCAGGAGAATTATATGTATTTGATGAAATTGGATTACAGAACTCTAACACCTTTGAATTGTCTAAGTTAATGCAGTTAAAAGGTAGAGGACTTCCAGTATATCCTGACCCAGCAGGTAAGGCAAGAACCAGTAATAGTACCAAGTCTGACCATAAGATATTACAAGAAGCTGGGTTTACTGTGATAGCTAAGAAAGCTAATCCAACCCAGAAGGATAGATTGAATGCTTTGAATAAGATGTTAGAAGATGCTACTGGTAAGCATCGATTGTTTATTAATCCAAAGTGTAAGAATACGATTAGAGATTTAGAATTATGTACTATGGAGAATGGGCAAATACTAAAGACTGAAACCTTATCACACTTTTTAGATGCTTTATGTTATCCAGTTGATTACCGATATGGATTCAAAGGACAAGCAAAGGCAATAGAGTGGTAATGTTTTTATTAGGAATGAGTGTTGGAATTATTGTTAGCATGATAAGTGCTATGGTATGGGGATACCGATTAAGTATAAGAGAAGAAGAACTAAGCAGAGAAATGATCAAGGATTTTCAGGATAGATTCTTGGAAACCGAAGAACAAAAAATTTATAAAAGGTATGAATCATGATAATTTATAATTTGACAGAAAAGATGTTGTATGACTTGTTAATGGATACAATAGAAGAAGGATTGCAAAAAGAACATAGTGAACGAGAAAGATTGTTAGACTATTTCGAGGGTATCAATCTTGAACACGATATTAAACGATACTTTGATAGTGAATCTCTTTCACAAATCCCACCAATGTACATTAATCTTGTTAGAAACATTATATCTAGGAGAGCATTAGTATATCAACAAGCACCAGTACGATTTAACGAGAACTACACAGATGTAATTGGCGACCTTGATAGTGCAATGAAACAATTTGAACAGCTTACTTATCTATTAGGTACAGAAGCTTTGTATACTCATTGGGACGATAGCCAGAAGAAACTGAAGTATAGACCAATCCACTTCTTCACCCCATTCTTCAAACCAAATGAAGATGAACCTTTTGCTATTATGTATCAAACAGAATCACAATTACAGGCAAGAACAGAAGATGCTCAGTATATGTTCTGGAGTAAAGACAGCGAAGATATGGAAGGCAAGCACTTTATGATAAGCAGTAGAGGTAAGATTACTTCTATTGTAGAAGGGGATAGAAATCCTTATGGTGATATCTTACCATTTAACATAGCACATAGACACCCATTTACCAGAGATTTCTTTAGAGAAGGGGCATCTGATCTTGTTGATGGTATGAGAAGTATTAACATTATGCTAACAGAATTAGCTTTACATGGTAGATTCCAATTAGGACAACCAGTCTTTACAGGATTAGATACTGAACAACGAATCCAAATGGGACAAGATAAAGCATTAGTATTGCCTGAAGGTGCGAACTTTAATTATGCAACACCTAATGCAAATGTCCAGGCAATGATTGAATCAACCAAGTATATGGTAGATAGTATTGCACAATCAAACAATGTTAGAATTAATTGGACTGATAAGTCTAGTGAATCAGGACTATCTAAGAAAATGGGACAAATAGACTTGATGGATGCTTTACGAAGTGATGTAGAACAAATCTATAGACCATTTGAGAAAGAACAATTTAGAATTGCACAACGAATCTGTGAAGTATCAGGTGGTATTAATCTTGGGGATCAATTCAGCATAGATTTTGCTGAAAGAGAAGTGCCTATGAGTACCGATGAAGAAATCAAATACTATTCCTGGGCATTCCAAAATGACTTAGAAACAAGACAATCTTATCTAAGAAAAAAGAATCCTGACTTCAGGGAAGAAGAAATACAAAGCATTGTGGAACAGATAGATGCTGAACAACCACAGGCACAAGACGAAACACAATCTATCATAGATAGAATAGGTGAGCAAGTTGGCTAATTTAGATTTCTATAGTAAAGAAATAGAAAATATCCAACAACAGTTAATTGACAAATTGGATAACCTAGTAGTAGGGTTAGGTAAAGTATCAGATACTGAACTGATGCAGATTGCTAAGCAGATAGACTTCTTTGCAGAAATGGAAACATTAGGGTTTACTAAGCTAATGAATAGAGTAGGTAAAACCTTTGATGATGAGATAGCAAGAGTATTTGCAGAACTATCTAAACGAGAGTTAGGGAAAGTATCTGCAGCAAGTATCGATGCTTTAAGAGAGTTAAAGAACTTTGAAATGACATACTTGACAAATGGAGTAAGACAATATTCAGATCAACTAAAGACTGCGATGCTAAGAGGAATCATCACTGGTGAGAATAATATTCAGATTATGAATAACATTAATAGCACTTTCGGTGTAGGAACTTACATTAGTTCAAGTGAAACTTCTTTTTTAATTAATGATGCTTTTTCACGATTTAGTAATACAACAAGAGCAAAGGCATTTGAGGAGTTTCCTGAAATAAAGTTTCAATACATTGGAACAAGTGATAATAAAACAAGAGAAGTATGCCAACGAGCATTACAAGAACCACCATTAACAAGAGAAGAAATAGATGCTTTAGGATATGTAGATTTTGCTAATAGAGGTGGATATAACTGCAGACATGACTGGGTAAGAGTATGAGATTAGACCAAGTAGTAAAACCTAATTCTAAAGTGATGACTAAGTTAGCACAAGATGCTATTGATAAAATTATTTTAGATGCAAGTGAAGGGAAGTTTCAGAATGGAAAAAGTGGGTATTCTTACAAGAATGATACTTATAAAAAGTATAAAGCAAATAGCATGCAAGGGAAGAATGGTAAACTAAAAGCATTTAGAAGTCAATCAACAGATACTCAAACTGCTTTTGTCAATATGAAATTAACTGGTAGAACCCTAAGAAGTATGAAAGGATCAGGAAAGACTGATACTGCAATCATTGCTTATGATAGAGGGGAAATAGTATTAGGCAATCAGAAAAGAGGATATGATATTTATGATTTGTCTAATAAAAACAAAGAATTTATAGCTGAGAGATTCAGCAAAGAACTTTTGGATAGAAACATTAAAAAGTATGTATCTAAAACAACGATAATAAAATAGGAGGGCAGTATGTCCGAAGAAACTAAAGTAGTAGAAGAACAAGCAGTAGCAGAAGCTCCTACACAGGAAAATAATAATGAAGTTGGAAACTTAATTGCAGAAAGCAAGAAGTACCGACAAAGAAGCCAAGCAGCAGAAGCTGAGTTAAACGAACTCAAAGAAAACCTCAAACTTCAAGAGACACAACAACTTGAAGAAAAAGAGGAGTTTAAATCTTTGTATGAAAAGATGAAGGAAGAAAACTTACAGTTAAAACCTGTAGTAGAGCAATTCCAGATCCAAGAAAAACAAAGAAGAGAACATCTGCTGTCCCAACTTTCAGATGACGAACAAGAAATCTATGTAGACCTGCCAACAATGAAGTTGGAAAAGCACATTGAAAGATTGGGGAATAAAAAAGTGCAAATATCTGATGCTAAAGAGGTTACTTCTTCTGGCAAGTTTGCTACCAATAGCAAGTGGAATGATTTATCAGATGCTGATAGAGAAAAAGCCAGGAAGAATCCTAAACTTTGGAAACAGATAGTAGATGGCTATAGAAATTAAAACCTTAAAAGGAGAGTAATAAAATGGCTGATGGAAATGTAACAACAACTACAG